TTTGTAATTGTTTATACCTTGGATCTTCTAATGAATTAAAAACAAACAGAAACAGGCCATATTTATTCAATGTTCTAAAAGGAAGAGCATTAGATACAACACAGTATCCACTTGGAAAATTACCATTAAGCTCGGTATTGTACACAGCACCACATGAAACACAAAGTGTAGATCCGCATATATTGTATCAATATATAAATCACAACTATTACAAAAGTAAATTTGGTGAACAGGACTATAACGCCGCATACTTTATCAATAGAGCAACTACTCGGTTATTATATGAATCATGTTCTGTTTTAAATATAAGACAGGATATATATGGAAATTCCATAAAAAGAAAATCAATTACTATAACTGACTATAGTTTATCTGGAAGTTATACTGGATCGTTAATAATTAAAGACGATGGTCGATCAAACTTATTTATAAATACAATAAACACTGGTTCATTTATACCTTCAAATAATTTATTGACTTATTTGAGTTTTAATGAAAAATTCAAAGAAAGAATTGAAAATAAAAAATCATATAGTGAAATAGAAGATAGTTCTATAAACAGAAATCATGCACTGTCAATATCTGGGTCTGTTTATACAACTGGGTTTGTAACAACTGGATTAAAATCCGAATCCGTTGGTACTGCACTATTATGCGATTCAAATCCAATATATGTACAACATAAAGACTATTTTAATTTTAATGCGGAAGATGATTTTAGTATATCATTTTTTATAAGTGCAAGTGTACCTGCGCAAAATACTGGTAGTGGGTATTCATTTTTAATAGCAAAACAGGATTATGCAAACAATTTTATAAAAAATAAATATAATAAATCAATTGATTATAGATTATTAAAATCATTATCTGGTGTATATCCATTTTCAATACGTTATATAAATACAGGTTCAGACGCTGGTAAACTATATTTTTCTAGATATGGCGGAACAGATGAAGCGTTTATAACATCATCAATGATTTTATCTGAATCGTATTACCACGTGGTTTGTCAGAAAACAGGATCTACATTCCAGGTTTACATAAATGGACAACTTAATTCAACTGGAAGTGCGACTGTAAATGGAAGTGTGTATAATATTTCCCCTGTGTTTATCGGTGGTTTATTACATACTGGAAGTGGATTTATAGGAAAGGTGGATGAAATACGAATCTACAACACTGCTTTGACAAATCAACAAATACAAACACTAGCCAATACGGACTTTATAAATCTCCAGGCATTACAAACAAATAAAATAGGTAATGTGTTCTATAATACAGGAACAGTTGTAATATCGAACATATTCCCAGCATATAAAAATATTTTCTGTGGTATTTCTGGTAGTATGCAATATACCGATGCAAGCGGATCATACTATGGGTTTGATGGTGAGTTTAAATCCACAAAAAAGATATACCAGCATGAAATCGTAATACCGGTTCGCGGTCACGAGTTTAACTATTCCTCAAACCCAACGTTAAAGAAAAACAATTCTGCAAATAGTACAGAATTTAAATCTTTTGTTTCATCAAGTAGTTTCAATGTATATTTTACTTCAATCGGACTCTATAATAGAAATTACGAACTCGTTGCTGTTGCAAAGTTAAATACCCCGCTTCCAAAATATCAAGATAAAGATTTAAATGTAATTGTTAAATTTGATGTAGAGTAATAATGGAAATAGGAATTATAAAAGGTTACAGAAGCGGATTAGAAGATCAATTAAAAAAACAATTGATTGAATGTGAAAAAAAATATAGTTACGAATCCGAAAAAATTTCTTATATTCAACCTGAGAAATCAAGAACATATACACCTGATTTTATACTGAATAAAAAAGACGGCGAAAAGATGTATATAGAATCAAAAGGAAGATGGGTATTGGAAGATAGAAAAAAACACGAGCTTATTAAAAAGCAATATCCAAAACTTGATATACGTTTTGTTTTCTCAAATCCAAATGCAAAGATTAATAAAAAATCTAAGACAACATATGCAGATATATGTAATAAGTTTGGATGGAAATTTGCGAAAAAGGTTATACCGCAAGAATGGTTGGATGAATGTTTATAGGATAGTATGAATTATAGATTATTGGTTTTATTAGAAAAGGTTTTGGGAAAAGGAAGACCAACATCTGGGAATAATATTGCATTTTATTCACCATTTTGTTCTCACCATAAACCAAAACTTGAAATAAATTTAGAAACCATAGATGGTAAAAACCCTTGGCATTGTTGGATTTCTAATGAAAAGGGAAAGACCATACACTCACTATTTAAAAAATTAAAAGTAGATAAGAATGTGTATGTGGCACTTAATGAATGTGTTGAAAATAATTACATACAATCAAATAAGAAAGACGCAGATGCATTAAGATTACCAGATGAGTTCAAACCGTTAACTAAGCTAAAAAAAGAAGATTTGAAATTACCAGAGATAAAGCATGCGCTATTATATCTGAATCAAAGGAATATATCAGTTAATGATATTAAACGGTACAACATAGGTGTATGTATTTCCGGTGATTATAAAAATAGGATAATAATACCATCGTATGATGACACTGGAAATCTTAATTATTTTGTATCTAGAACATTTTTAAAAAATGAATTTATAAAATATAAAAATCCAAAAGTTGTAAAAACTATAATACCTTTTGATTTGTATATAAATTGGGAATTGCCTATATATTTAGTTGAAGGTGTTTTTGATGCCATTGCCGTAAAATTTAATGCAATTCCATTATTAGGAAAATCATTATCCGATTCAATAAAGAAAAAAATTATAGAAAAAAAACCACCCTGTGTTTATGTGGCATTAGACTCTGATGCTAAAAAAGATGCGCTTAGAATAATAAAAACAATAGCATCATTTGGCATACCAGTTTATTATGCGGATATAAAAGATAAAGATCCAAGTGAAATGGGGCATTCGTGTTTTTTTAATCACATAAAAAAATCTAATGTATTTACTAACGAAGATTTGTTAAAGTTGCAGTTGTCATTATGAAAGTTATAAAAAAAATAGATGTATCGGTAAAGCATATAGCTCATATAGCAGATGTTCATATCCGTAAAGTAACTAGACACGATGAATACGAAGAAGTATTTTCAAAACTATATAAAGAATTAAAAGATCTTACGGAAAACTACAAAGATGTTGTAATATATCTTGGTGGTGATATCGTACATTCAAAGTTAGACATGTCACCTGAACTATTTAGTGTGACATATAAATTTCTAAAAAATTGTGCAGATATTGCACCCACATTGCTAATATTAGGAAACCATGATTGTAATTTAAATAATAAGTCTAGGTTAGATGCACTAACTCCAATTGTAGAAAGTCTAAATCATCCCAATTTATTCTTTTTAAAAGATACCGGAATTTATAGAACAAATAATGTTGATTTTGTAGTATGGTCAATTTTAGACGATACAAAAAATTATGTAGTTCCTCCAAAAAATAAAAATAAGCAAATACTTTTTTATCATGGAGTTGTTGACTCGGCAACTACAGATCAAGGAATGCAGATACGAAACAATAAATTAAAAGTAGAAAATATATCTGACTTTGATTATGTAATGTTAGGTGATATACATAAATACCAATATTTAAATGAAAATAAAACTATAGCGTATTGTGGAAGCACCATACAGCAGTCATTCGGTGAGTCATTATATCATGGATTTTTATTTTGGAACATCGATACTGGGTTTTCAAAATTTATCCAAGTAAACAATGACTATGGATTTTATACGCTTCATGTCAAAAATGGAAAATGGCAAAAAGCCACAATGCCAGACAAATTCTGTAAAAATGCAAATATACGTATAATTGCACATGATACAAATGCAACTGATATGGCTAAATTGACAAGCGCACTAAAAACATCAACCAATGTAAATGATATAAAAGTACAAAAGATAACAACAAAACCAGAGACATTTACTGTAAAAAATAGAAAACTAGGAGATATCCGTGATATCGAATATCAAAATCAATTAATATTATCATATTTAGAGCAGTCTTACAATATGGATTCCAATCTAAAGAATGATATTTGTTTGATAAATAGAGAATTAAATACAAACATTGATGTATCAAAAACATTAAAAAATGTAACATGGATACCCAAAAAGTTTGAGTTTTCAAATATGTTCTCATATGGCGAAGCCAATGAAATAAATTTTGATAATATGCAAGGTATATACGGGTTATTCGCAAATAATGCTGCCGGTAAGTCATCAATATTAGATGCACTCATGTTCTGTCTATTTGACAAATGCTCCAGAACATTCAAAGCATCACAAATTTTAAATAATAAAAAAGATTTCTTTTCATGTAAATTTAATTTTGAAATACATGGCAAAGAATATTTTATAGAAAAAGTCGGAATAAAAGATAAAAAAGATCATGTAAAAGTTGACGTTAATTTTTATACTTATGAAAACGAGAATAAAATCTTACTAAATGGAGAGGATAGAGAAAGTACAAACTCCATTATACGTGATTATTTAGGAAACTATGATGAGTTTATTTTAACAACATTATCTTTACAAAATAATAATTCTAATTTTGTAGACAAACCACAACGAGAAAGAAAAGATTTATTATCTCAGTTTTTAGATTTAAATGTTTTTGAAGAATTAACACAGCAATCAAATTCCGAACTAAATCAAATTAAAGCAGTTATTAAAGAATTTTCTAAGCAGGATTACCCTAATAAAATAGCAATTGCATCGAATGACAAAAAAAATGTAAATGAAATGCTTAAAGTTGCCAAAGAGGAAAAAACGGATATTACAAATAAAATTAATGATTTGACTGACGAGATTGTAGGTTTGTCTAAATCTATAAAATCAATAGACGAAGAATTGATTGATTTAAATCTTGATGAACTTGAAAAAAATAAAAATGAAATACAAATAAAAATACAAAAAAGCAAAGATAAAATATTTGAGCTTGAAAATAGAAATATAGAACTGGGTAATCAGTACAATGCAATAGAATCTGAATACGCCCACATTGATATTGAAAAATTGGAACAGAATGCCGTAAAAGAACAAGAGCATGCTGACTATAATAATTTATATACAAATAAGCTGGAACGGTTGTTAATAGAATTAAATAATGTGCAAGAAAAGGTCGATAAACTACACAATCATAAATACGACCCAGAATGTAAATATTGTATAGAAAATGAGTTTGTCAAGGATGCATTAAGTGCAAAACAAACCATAAACCAATTATACAAAGAGAAAGATGATATAGAGTCTTTAATCAAAGACAATTTGATAAAGTCTGAACCATATAATAATTCTATTATGTTATTAGCTGACTATAATTCAAATAAATCATCTGCGTTAAAAGTAAGGGCTGATATTCTTGATATAGAATCAAAAATTAAAGAGTTTTCAATTTTTGAAATAAATGCAACTAATAAAATAAATGAAATAGAGTCAAAAATAAAAAACTACAATGCTAATAAAGAATCAATAGATTTTAATAAAAAAATATCCATAGAAATACAAAAGTTGCAAGATGAAAAAAACACCTTATCATTTAAATTGCTTCAATTAGACGAATCTATTTCAAATTTTACAGCCCAAATAAAAATTTCAGATACAGTTTTAAAAGATGCCAAAGAAAAAATTCAAAGGTTAAATTCGTTAGAACAAAAATTTAAAGCATATGAACTTTATACAAAGGCAACAAATAGAAATGGGGTACCATATAATTTAATTAGTGATATCTTACCACAGATAGAAAGTCAAGCAAATGACATACTTTCATATTTAGTAGATTTCAAAATTGTACTCGATACGGATGGAAAAAGTATTAACATATATATTACATATGATGACGATAGGACATGGGCACTTGAAT